TACCCGTGCAGGAGTTCACACCACACCGGGGGTCAGGGGACAAGCTCGCGCGACTAAATTCAGTTGCAGATATCGTGGCATCGGGCATCTGCTGGGTTCCAGAGACACGCTGGGCCGAGGAGGTCGTCGAGGAGATCGCAGGATTTCCGTTTATGTCGCACGATGACTTGGTAGACTCTACGGTAATGGCCCTGATGCGGTTCCGTAATGGGGGGTTCATCCGTCTACCTACCGACGAGGAAGACGAGCAGCGATACTTCAAGCAACGCCGGGGCGGCTTTTACTGAGGAAATAGGATATGGCGATCGAAAAAGGCATCTACAGCGCCCCGATGGGGCTCGACGACGAGTTGGAAGACCAGCTTGAGGGCGAGATGGAGGGCGAAGAAGGCGGCAATGAGCTCGAAATCGAGATCATCGACCCCGAAGCAGTGATTCTGGACGACGGCAGCATGGAAATTACCCTGATTCCCGGCGTCGAAACCGCCGATATGGCTGAATTTGACGCAAATTTGGCAGATTTTATGTCGGATGGTGACCTCCGAGAGCTGTCAGAGGACCTCGTGGGGCTCATCGAGGCCGATATCAACAGCCGGAAGGACTGGGTTGACGCCTATGTCGAGGGTCTGGACGTGCTGGGCTTCAAGTATGAGGAGCGGACGCAGCCTTGGGAGGGTGCCTGCGGTGTCTACTCAACGATTCTGGCCGAAGCAGCCATCCGATTCCAAGCTGAGACCATGTCGGAGACTTTCCCAGCCGCTGGACCGGTCAAAGTAAAGATTCTTGGAGACGAGACCAAGGAGAAACTCGAGGCCGCGGAGCGCGTCAAGGCTGATATGAACTACGAGATCACCGAGCGGATGGTCGAGTATCGGTCTGAACACGAGCGGATGCTCTATTCGCTGGGTCTTGCAGGCTCTGCTTTCAAGAAAGTCTACTTCGACCCCAACTTTGGGCGTCAGGTGTCGATCTATATCCCAGCAGAAGATGTTATCGTGCCTTATAGCGCGAGCCACATCGAGACTGCGGAGCGCGTCACCCACGTGATGCGTAAAACCAAGAACGAAATGAAGAAGCTGCAGGCCGGTGGGTTCTACCGCGACGTCGATCTGGGCGAACCGGTCCCGTACCACTCCGATATCGAGGAGAAGAAGGCCGAGGACGGCGGGTTCAGTCTCACGGATGACCACCGCTACGCACTCTACGAGTGCCACGTCGAGATGTGCATGCCGGGCGTGGACGACGAGGACGAGCTACCCAAACCATACGTCGTGACAATCGAGCGGGGCACCGGAGAAGTGCTATCCGTTTATCGTAACTACGAAGAAGGCGACGAGCTGGCGCTGAAGAATCAGTTCTTCGTGCACTATCCCTACGTTCCGGGGTTCGGGTTCTACGGACTGGGTCTGATTCACATTATCGGGGGCTATTCGCGCGCTGGTACGTCGCTGATCCGTCAGTTGGTGGACGCAGGCACGCTGTCCAACCTGCCGGGTGGTCTGAAAACGCGTGGCTTGCGTATTAAGGGTGATGACTCGCCCATTGAGCCGGGCGAGTTCAAAGATGTGGACGTGCCGTCGGGGTCTATCCGCGACAATATCATGCCACTACCCTACAAAGAGCCGTCGCAGACGCTTCTCGCGCTGCTTGACCGGATCACGCAGGAAGGCCGTCGTCTCGGGGCTATTAGCGACCTGAATATCTCCGATATGTCGGCAAATGCGCCCGTGGGAACCACGCTGGCCCTGCTGGAGCGGACTCTGAAACCCATGGCTGCGGTGCAGGCACGTGTGCACTACGCGATGAAACAAGAGTTCAAGATGCTCAAGGCGATCATCGCCGAGCATGCTCCGGAAGAGTACGCGTACCAGCCCGCCCGTGGTGAAGTTAGCGCCCGCAAGGCTGATTACGCCATGGTGGACGTGATCCCGGTCAGCGATCCTAATAGCTCTACGATGGCGCAGCGTGTCGTCCAGTATCAGGCTGTGCTACAGATGGCTCAGCAGGCACCGCAGATTTACAACCTGCCGGTCCTCCACCGTGAGATGATGGATGTGCTGGGCATCAAGAACGCGGACAAGATCGTGCCGACAAAGGCCGATGCGAAGCCGACGGACCCGATCAGCGAAAACATGGACGCGCTGATTGGCAAGCCGATGAAGGCGTTTATCTATCAGGACCACCAAGCGCATATCGCGACGCATATGTCGTTTATGCAGGACCCGATGATCGCGCAGATGGTCGGCCAGAACCCGCAGGCGCAGCAGATCATGGCGTCGTTGCAGGCCCACATTGCCGAACACCTCGGGTTCCAGTACCGCCAGCAGATTGAGGAGAAGCTCGGGGCTCCGCTGCCCGACCCGAACTCGGAACTGCCGCAAGAGGTCGAGGTCCAGCTGTCGCGGCTCGTGGCTGACGCCGGTCGCCAGCTTACGCAGGCTCATCAGCAGCAAGCTGCTCAACAGCAGGCGCAGCAGCAACAGCAAGACCCACTGTTCCAGCTCCAGCAGGCCGAGCTGCAGGTCAAGCAGGCCGAAGTCCAGCGCAAGGCCGCGAAGGATCAGGTCGATGCCCAGATCAAGCAGCAACAGCTCCAGCTGCAGACCGCTAAGAGCATGACCGACGCTATGCTCAAGGCCGAGGAACTCAAGGTCGATAAGACCGAACTAGCTATCGATGCTGAAGTTAGAGGTGTCGAGATGAGTCGGGCTCGCCGTGCGGCACAGGACAAGACCGCGATCGAGGTCGCCAAGCTCATGCAAGCCCGCAATGCACAGCAAAATAAGCCAAAGGGAGACAAGTAACCAATGGCAAAAACCGTCTTTGACGTGCTCACAGATAAGATCGACGAGCAAATCTCGTCTGCTACCCAATTTCTGACCGGGGGGTCTCCCAAGGACTACGCCGCGTACAGGGAGGTTGTTGGCTTAATTCGGGGTCTCGAAGCCAGCAAATCTTACATTGAAGACCTCTCGCGTAACTACATGGACAACGATGATGACTGAAGCTGCAGTTAAAATCAGCGAAGTTGAGTTCGAAGCTCAGCTTCCTAAACCAGTGGGCTACCGCCTGCTTATCGCGCTCCCGCAGGTCTCTGAGACCTACGAGGGCTCGAGCATTCTGAAGACGGATACCGAAAAAGGCCGTGACCACATCATGTCTATCATCGGCCTTGTCGTCGATATGGGCGATCAATGCTATTCTGATCCTGACCGGTTTCCTACCGGCCCGTGGTGCAAGCCCGGCGACTATGTAATGTTCCGCATGAACTCCGGAACGCGCTTCCGCATGGGGGACATAGAGTATCGCCTTATGAATGATGATTCGATTGAAGCGGTGGTCGCTGACCCTCGCGGCATTCAGCGCGCATGAGGAGATAGCATATGGCGTTCCAGAAAGTGGAATTTGAGTTCCCGAACGACGATGACGACAAAGTAGAGATTGAGGTCGAGTCTTCGTCCGCGGAACCTATGAAGAAGCCGAGCAGGGCTTCGAAAGAACCGGAAGTGGAGGTTGAGGTCGAGGATGACGACGTCGATGTCGAAGTCATTGATGATACGCCACCCGCTGATCGCGGGCGTAAGCCGTCTGATCCACCGGAAGACGTGACTGATGAGGAGCTCGAAGAGTACTCTGAAAAGGTTCGCAAGCGGATCAAACACTTTAGCAAAGGCTACCACGACGAGCGGCGTGCTAAAGAGCAGGCACTCCGTGAGCGTCAGGAGCTTGAGCGTCTGGCCCAACAGTTGCTTGAAGAAAACAAGAAGCTGAAGACGTCGAGCACCAAGAGCCAAGCAGCTCTGATTGAGCAGGCCAAGCGCAGTGCGGCAGCTGATATGGAGCAAGCCAAGGCAGCGTACAAAACCGCCTACGACTCTGGCGATGCGGACGCTGTGCTCGCTGCACAGGATAAGCTAACGACTACTAGGCTTAAACTCGAAAAGGTAAACAACCTCAGAGTACCAACTTTACAGGGGTCCGAAACACCTGTACAAGTTAATACAGAACCCGCCCCGGCACCACAAGTCGATCAGCGGGCCATGGAGTGGAAAAACCGCAATCCGTGGTTCCAGACCGACGATGAGATGACGAGTTTTGCGCTGGGGTTGCACAACAAACTCGTCAAACAGGGCGTGAGCCCGCAAAGTGATGATTACTACGGGCAGATCGACGCTCGTATGCGGCAAGTGTTCCCCGATCAGTTCGAGGACACGAAGCAGAGGACTCCAGAGCCGAAGCGTAAAGCGTCGGTCGTGGCACCCGCAACGCGCAGCACTGCGCCGAATAAGGTGACTTTGACCAGATCGCAGGTACAGATCGCGAAGAGGTTGGGACTTACTCCGGAACAATACGCCAGACAGGTTGCTATAGACATGAGGAAACAAAATGGCTGAGAATCGCATTAACCGCGAATTTGAGACCCGCGAGAAAACTGTCCGTAAACGGGCTTGGCAGCGTCCGGAAGTTCTTCCGTCGCCAACCCCCGAAGAGGGCTACGATTTCCACTGGGTTCGTATAAGCACGCAAGGCCAAGTCGACGCCACAAACGTATCCTCGAAACTGCGTGAAGGTTGGGAGCCCGTGAAAGCGGCGGATCATCCTGAGATTACCATGGTCACCGTTGAAAATGAACGGTTTGCGGACAACGTGGTGATTGGCGGGTTGATGCTCTGCAAGGCACCGAAGGAGTTGGTTGCGGAACGTAATGAATATTACGGCACCCAAACCAAGTCTCAGATGCACTCGGTCGATAACAACTTCATGCGTGAGAACGACCCGCGTATGCCGCTCTTCAATGAGCGCAAGACAAAGGTCACCTTTGGTAATGGAACCTAACAGGAGCTAGAGATGGCATATCCTACCGTTGACGCCCCCTACGGGCTGAAGCCGATCAATTTGATCGGTGGTCAGGTGTTTGCTGGTGCTACTCGCCAGATTCCAGTCGCCTCGGGCTACGCAACGAACCTGCTGAACGGCGACGTTGTTAAGCTTGTGAGCGATGGTACTCTGGAGAAAGACACCGGAACCACCACCGCAACCCCCGTCGGGGTCTTCCTTGGTTGCCGCTATACGGACCCGAATCTGGGTTACGAACTGTACAGCCAATATTTCCCCGCTGGAACCGTGGCTAGCGACATTGTCGCTTATGTCGCGGATGATCCGGACCAGCTGTTTAAGATCGCCGTCGTGTCTGGCACGACCGTGATCGCAAGCGTGGGCCGCACCGTTGTTGGCAACAACATGGCGCTGGTTCAGAACGCTGGCTCCACAACTACTGGTAATTCGAAAGTCGCTGTGCTTTCGAGCTCCGCTGCAACCACGAACACTCTGCCGATCCGTGTCATCGATGTCGTTCCGGACACCAAGACTGGTGCCGACGCGTATGTCGAGTTGATCGTCAAGTGGAACTGGGGCATGCACCAGTATCAGAACGCAACTGGCGTATAAGGAGTGATGTAACATGGCAATTTCACGCGCCCAGCTACTCAAAGAACTCCTTCCCGGACTGAACGCTCTGTTCGGTATGGAGTACGCCAAATACGGTGAAGAGCACGCTGAAATCTTCGAAACCGAGACTTCGGATCGGTCCTTCGAGGAAGAAACGAAACTTTCGGGTTTCTCAGCTGCGCCTGTTAAGAACGAAGGCTCTGCCATCGCTTACGACAACGCGCAGGAAGCATGGACTGCTCGCTATACGCACGAAACCATCGCTATGGGCTTCTCCATCACTGAAGAAGCTATCGAGGATAACCTGTACGACTCGCTGTCGTCGCGTTATACCAAGGCGTTGGCTCGTGCCATGGCCTACACCAAGCAGGTGAAGGCTGCTGCGATCCTGAACAATGCGTTCGATGCCGGAACCACTTATGGTGACGGTACTACGCTTTGCTCGACCGCACACCCGCTCGTCTCGGGTGGCACTAACTCCAACCGCCCTGCGGTTGCTGCTGATCTCAACGAAACTTCGCTTGAAGCAGCAGTCATCCAGATCGCGGCTTGGACCGACGAACGTGGTCTGCTTATCGCAGCCAAGCCTCGCAAGCTGGTTATCCCACCTGCGTTGCAGTTCGTTGCCACTCGTCTGCTGGAGACCGAAGGCCGCGTCGGCACCGCCGATAACGACCTGAACGCTCTGCGGTCGAATGGGTCGATCCCCGAAGGCTATACCGTGAACCACTATCTGACGGATACCAATGCTTGGTTCCTGATGACTGATGTTCCTAACGGTCTGAAGCACTTTGTCCGTACTCCGATGTCGACGTCCATGGACGCTGACTTCGATACGGGCAACTCGCGCTACAAGGCACGTGAGCGTTATTCGTTCGGTGTCTCGGACCCGCTGGGTATCTTCGGTTCGCCGGGGGCCTAATACTTCTCCCATGCGGCCTCTGTGTGGAGGGAAAGGGGGACTTCGGTTCCCCTTTCTTTTTGTTTTGTTATGTTGTATTCTATTAGTGTCCCTGACAGTCACGTGGTGTGGCTGACTTGACCCACGACAGGAGATACACATGGGTACTACGACCTTCAGCGGTCCGGTTGTTTCGCAGAACGGCTTCAGCGGCGACGTCACCGGCGCAATCAAAGTTCCGACATACACTGTTGCAGGCGCTCCCTCGGCTTCGACCGCAGGTGCTGGCACGGTTATCTACGTTTCGAACGGCGCGGCTGGTTCGCCAATTCTGGCGTTCTCGGACGGCACTAACTGGAAGCGGTCGGATACCGGCGGCACCATTGCGTCTTCGTGAGGTGAGCCATGACTATCAAATGGGAACCCGCTTCTGAAGAAGAGAGGGCGGAACGCCAGAAAGCCGCGACGCCCACACCGAAGAAGCCCACACCGAATAAGCCCGCCAAAAAGGACACTGAAAAATGAGTACAGATGTCCGCAGTGTAACGCTTACCGCTGATGGTACGGTGTACGCCGGTCGCCAGCGGATTCGCCACATCACCTATCTTGCGACAGCAACTGGGGGCAGCATTGTGCTTAAAGACGGTGGCTCATCGGGCGTGACTAAGCTTAATGTGGCGACCCCTGCGGTAGCCGATGCGTACGACATTGTGATTCCGGGGGAAGGCATCCTGTTTGAAACAGATGTGTACCTCGACCTGACCAATGTCGCATCGGTTACGTTCTTCTACGGTTAAGGTGCAGCATGGCCAAATCCCCTGCGTGGCAACGGAAAGAAGGCAAAAACCCTAAAGGCGGTCTTAACGCCAAGGGGCGGGCTTCTGCCAAGAAGCAGGGGATGAACCTGAAGCCCCCAGCACCTAATGCCAAGGCCGGGACAAAGGACGGCAACCGCCGCAAATCGTTTTGTGCCCGCATGTCGGGCATGAAGAAGAAACTCACGAGTGAGAAGACTAAGAACGATCCGAATAGTCGGATTAACAAGAGTCTTCGGGCGTGGAACTGCTAATGCCTGCAAAGTCCAAAAAGCAAGAGCGGTTCATGCAAGCTGTCGCAAACAACCCCAAATTCGCGAAGAAGGTTGGGGTACCTCAAAGCGTAGGGAAGGAATTTACGATGAAGAAGTATCAATCTGGCGGGATGATGTCGTCTCCTCGCCCCAAGATGCGCCCGGAAGACC